AGTATAGGTAATCATTTACCATTAGCAGGTGGAACAATAACAGGTACAGTATCTGCTCAATCAGTTTATGTAAGTGCATTAGGTGCAAATACTTCAGCAACCCTTGGTAAAAGAATTAGAGTAGATGGAGCTGCAATAGCTGACATTGTAAGTTTAACTGATGGTGCAAATATATCAGTAGACTTTAATGCAGGTCAAAACTTTGCAGTACAATTAGCAGGTAATAGAACATTAGATAATCCTACAAATTGTGTTCCTGGACAAACAGGAAGTATATTTGTAATACAAGATGGAACAGGTAGTAGAACTTTATCATTTGGAACTAACTATAAGTTTCCTGGAGGGACTGCTCCAACATTATCAACAGGTGCTTCAGCATGTGACAGAATTGACTATATTACATTTACGTCAACAAATCTACATGCAGTAGCTACATTAAATGTGAGTACAGCATAATGGCAGTATTTCAAAATAATTTATTAGCAGGAGCAAGTGCACAGTCTAGTGGTGGTGCTACATACACAATAGACCAATCAATTAGATTTCCACGAACCAGTAATACTGCTGGTGGATATATGTCAAGGACTTTTGGTTCAGCTGGAGATAGAACATCTTGGACTTGGAGTTGTTGGTTTAAGTTAGGTTCATTAAATGGTTTTACACCAGCATCAAATCTTTATTATCAATTTTTTGCTTGTGATAATGGAACTAGTGATGC